CGAACAGGAGGCGATCCTGGAAGCTTACATGCATGCATTGGGGATGGCATGAGTCGCTGGTTCCGCATGGACGATGACGTCGTCAACGATCCGAAGGTGCAAAATCTTCCGGACCCGCTGTTCCGGGCATGGGTCAACATTCTGTGTGTGGCGAGCAAGCACGACGGGGTTCTCCCGCCACTGCGCGACGTAGCATTCATCCTCCGTCTAAAGGAACCGGCAGCGGCGGCTATCCTGTCGAAGCTTCATTTAGCTGGTCTGCTCGACAAGACGGAATCATCGTTCAAGCCGCACAATTGGGAGGGCAGGCAATTCAAGAGCGACCGTGACGCTACCGCGGCGGATCGCGCTAAGAGGTACCGTGACGCGAAGCGTGACCGTCACGGCACCGTCACGCGTGACGCGTCACGACAGGAAACGGAAACGTCACGCTCCCCAGAGACAGAGACAGAGACAGATACAGATTCCGAAGCTAACGCTTCGGGCGCTGCTGCGCCGCCCGATCCGTCCGTTGCGGAACGCGAGTACTTCGATCGCGGTAAGCAAATTCTCGGCAAATCGGCTGGCGGCCAGCTCGCCAAGCTGAAAACCGCGAAGGGCGGCAATGTCGCGCTGGCCCGTGCCGCGCTCGAAACTGCATCGACCAAGCAAAATCCGGCGGAATACATTGCCGGCGTGATCCGGGCCGGCGCCGATCCGCCGCTGCGCGCCATGACGGTCGCGCAGCGAAACAGGCAGGAAACGCGGGAGATTTTGGATGATCTTGAAGATTTCGCAAGACGAAGCGGCGGTAGCGGCGAAGCAGATTTTGGGGTTCTACCCGGATATCCCGGCGAGCGACCCGAAACGCTTCGCGGCGGGACTGGTCGCGCTGTTGTCGACCTATCCGGGAGCGGTCGTCGCGAGAGCAGTTGACCCGCGCAGTGGCATCGCGGCGCATGTCGAGTTTCTCAATTTTGCCCGCATCAAAAAGCTGCTGGATGAGTGGAGTAGCGACTACTTCCAAACCGTGCGGCGCCAAGAGATTGCATCGCGCCAGGCATTGCCTGAGCCGACCGTCAACCCGGAAGCGCGAAAACGTGTAGCCGACGGCTTGAGGCAGCTAACCGAGAGCCTGAAAGCGGGGATGATTCCGTGACGGGCATCCGCTGGTCGCG